AATTACAGGGTAAAATGTTCCCTTTGTTGTTAATACTTTACCAGAGAGAATATCTGAACCAATTGTTTGTTGTGTGCCTCTAAGTTCGTAACCACCTTCAGAGATAACAGTAGAACAAATTTGCTTTAGTGTGCTATTGCTGGCAGTAGCTCCTGTATTTTTTATTTCATATCTTAGTGGCAATGAAGCTGTTGTAATATATGTTGATGTAATTAAGTTAGCGTGATGGAATGAATGGCAATGAATTAGTTGTCCGTTGATAAGAAAACCACAACGAACGGTACCAAGACCTAACCACTCAATATCCATCCAGAAAATTTGTGCTTTTGAAATATCAAGTGTTAATAACGATGGTCCAGTGCCATCTAATTTGTCAACATTCCAACTAGATTGCGAAGCACGGGTTTCTGTTAAAGAGCCAGTGACAAAAGAACGTTCAACAAAAGATAATGTTGAACCATCTAATTCAAGATAGATGCCGTTTTGCGCTCCAAAGTAACCAACACGTTGTCTAAGGTTTGCTTTTGCAGGATTGAATACGAAAGTGTTTAAATTATTAAGCGATTTACCTGGCTGATAAGAAAAAACTTTCTTAGTTTCTCGTATAATTTCTGTGTTGGCTGTTGTATTAACAGTGAGGTCAATAAGACCAGCATTTGCATTATGTTCATATGTTGAACCAGCCGTGTTTGATGTTACCCAACCACCATTATCTTCATACCTATGTGATGAATCAAACAGCGTAAATGGCGTCGACATTCTAGCACGACCAAACGCATCTACAGCAACACCAGAAGGATTTCCCGGTCCAACAAGATTTCCATATTGATCAGCAAGCATAATAACTTCAAAAATAGTTTTTCCATCTTCAAGATATACGTGACGATCTTTTCTAAACTGAGCCATTATCGTTTACCTTTGATTATATTAGTAATTGCACTAACTAAAGAATGTTTTTTAACTTCAGGAATATTGGTGTGAAGTTTTTCATGAAAATTGGCTTTAGTTTTATTTAAGATTTGATCATGAGTATCAGCATCAGACGCGTTCAACGTGGCATATGTTTGTAGAGAACCACCGGGATCGCCTGTGACATAACCCATACCTCTAATTGCGCCGGAAGAAGCAAAATTTTCTTCTGATAAATTCATACCCGATCTAGTATCATTAAACAATCTACGAGCATGCTCTTCGGGAACGTGCGCTGGTATTCCTTGTTTGAAAGAATTAAAATCGTTATTAACAGCGTGTTCTCTCATTTTTGATGCTGACATACCTTCAGCCCCTTCTGCATCTGGATCTCTATCTCCAGAAGAAACAACTTTAACGCCGTGTTTAAAATGATATAAAATGTTACCAGATTTATCAGGAATACCATTATAATTATTTACTAATTCTTGAAACTGTGGAACTCTATCAGAACCAACAACAATAGTCGCTTGATCGTGTCCGGCTGCGTTCAATCTAGACAAATGTGGTATAATTGTAGGAGCTTGTTTTGAAGCCGCTACAAAATTAGTCTGTGGAAAAAACTTTCTTGCGTGTTCTAGTTTTTGATCAATACTAAGAGGATTCTTTTTTGCATCTTGAGAATGACTTAATATAATTTCGTGTGGAGCATTTTGCTTATCTGCTAATTCTTGTACTTTATTAATAAGTTTTTCATGACCTATAGTTGGTCCAGGATTCATTCTAGCAAAAGATAAAACAACTGGATTTTTAGTTTCTTCTTCTTGTAAGAAATTTAAAAATTTAAGCATTTTCTTGAGCCTGTTGCGCTTGTTGTTGTCTAAATTTACCGGCTAATAGATTTTGACGAGCAAATTCTCCCCTATTAACAAATTTACTCATATTACCGGCTTTGTCAACAACGACAGCTCCTTCTGGATCTGTGGCTTCTCCTGCAATACTGTGACCATATGGATTGTTCTTAGCCATAATTCTTGTCAGAACGTTTTTGGCTCCTTGTAGATGGCCATGGAGTTGAAAAGCTTTATCAAAATGATCTCTGTTATCGGAGATATGTTTCATTAGAGCGGCATGCTGTTGTATATATTTCTCTTTGCCTTTTTCTGTTTTCAACGCTTCAATTTTTTTGTTAGTTTGATCTGTTAACATATTAGCATAGCCTTCGGTAGAAGGCAATCCGCCTGCTCTGACCATTTGATTTACATGCTGTTCCATTGCAGCGCCATGGCCAGCCAATGCATCAGGAGCTTCTGGTTTCATTTTCGAATACGCTATTCTAGCATTTTCCATATGATTTAAAAATTCTTTTTGTTCTTCTGGTGTGTAGTTGGAAGGATTGATGTCTATTCTTGGGTCCACATGATGTACATCCGGATGATCTTTGAATTGTTCTCTAGTTTTATCATCTAATGGAGAAGCAGACATACTAGTCAAATCGCCTTTACCAGTGTATTTTGTGTGTGTGACTATCCCCAAACTAGAATTTTTAATTTTTTTACCTTCAGGACTATTTGTGTCCTGGGAATATGTTATAGTATTTGGTGTAAAATTATATCTACCATTTTTACTTTGTATATCTTCTGGAGTATGTAAAACATCGCCTTGATAAACTCCACCATTTTTTGGCATTATTTTTGGTAATTCTCTCAAAGCGACTTTTAATTTTTCTGCTAACCCAGGTGCATGACCATGGTTAGCGTCTATATCTTCTTCTGTATAATTAATTTTGGGAGTTTTATTAAAAGCTCCTTTAGTTGCTACGAAAAATTGTTTAGTTGTTGGATGAACACCATAAACAATTGATGGCGCTCCATCCCATTTTGTTGAAATGTGTACATCGCCTTTTTTACCAAGTAATGCATTATGCACAGAATTTAAATGTTGGTCGGCTAAAGCAACTCCTTCATGACCATCATATATGGCATTATCTTCCAAATGCCTTAGATGCTTTAGTTTTTGACCTTCTGAAGGAGCTTGTGGTTCTTCTAAAATAAATTGTCTAAAATTAAGAAGACTCATTATATTTTTCCTTCTCCTGGACCATAAAAAGAAGTTCCTCCATGTTCTCCAGAAGGAATTAAATTTTTTTGATCGTTTTTTGTTTCTCTTATATGTGTATCTATATGTTTTTTAAATTCTTCAGCATGAGAAGCGTCCAATAAATTTCTGTGATTTTCTGGATCATTTGTATGTGCTGCTGCATATTCTCTCATTCTAAAACTATTTGGTCTATGGAAAGCCAAAGATCTACCATTGGTAGTTTTGCCCACAGCAATAGTTCCGTCCATATTAGCCAAATCTTCGGGGGTTAAATGACTTAATGCAGTTTTTCCTTTTAACTCATTCCCAACAGTAAATGTTGTTCCTATATCATTTTTCATATCATGGACATGAACAACATTAGATTTAATTGAATCGAAATATTTTTTAGTCATACCAGTTGGAGCTTTGGCAGAAAATCCTTTTAAAATTTTACCATTTCTGTGTTCTCTGTTCAAATATTGAAGTATAGGCTCTCCATTTACATGAGCTTTTTTCATATGTTCAGCAATTTCTGGGTCAGAATGAGAAATGTTCCAAGAACCTTCCTCTGGATTGTTTTCTTTTGGAGTCCAAAACAATTTCGCGTTTCCCATAACTCCTTTATCAGCTTTCGATTCACCTCGTACAATTGGTTGCCATTGTTCTTCTTCATCTTCGTCGGTAGTTTTTAATACTCCTTTGGCGCTTGGACTTTTTTTAACCTTTTCCCCTTCAACTAAAGGGGGATATGCAAAGTCGTGAGATTCTTTACTGGAACCAGCGCCAGCTCCGCCAAGATTTTCTGCAAGTTTATTTTCAATGTCAAAAGCTTTTTGTGTAACTCTAGAGCGTTTCAAATGCTGAGGTTTTGCTAACCTAGACATAGGAATATCTCCATGATGAGCTGTTTGAACCATGACTCTACCATTATCGATATGCGCGCCAACAGCTTTAATTGGTGTTCCTGGAGCTAAATCTCCATGTTTCTTAGCTAAAACGTGAGAATATTCTGAGTCTGGTTCTTGATTATGACTAGAGAATATTCTTTCAGGTTTTGTGATATTATCGCCCATATTAATAATTGCTTTATGCAACTGCTCTTTATTTAAAAAAGGAGCAACATAGGCTAAAAGATGACTGATAGTTTTATACGAATCTGCTCCTTGCAGAGAACCTCTCATTGCAACTTCTTGTTCAGTAAGATACTCTAAAAAACCTCTCATTATACTTTCCTTGTCGTAATACTAGTCTTTCCTGTTTCTGGATCATGCTGAACGTGATGAGCGTGAAATTCTACGTCTGGGTATTTCTTTTTTAAAGACAACATTGCGTTTAAATTATCGATTGAATCGTCGTATAAATGAACCTTATTATACCCATTAGTATCTATAGCATTTGCAATTACTGTTTTTTTATTCTCGGCTGGACTTTTACCGCCAAGATTACCTGCTCTTCTAACATGCATGTTACCGGGACTTATATCAATTCCATATTTACCCATATGTTGAGCAAATTTATCTTTATTGTCTAGATCGCTTCTGGCAGTAAGTAATTCTACCTTACCACCATTTTTTTTAATAGCCTTTAATTTAGCTAACATTTTGCGAATTGGCTTGGCCGACTGACCAAAAACATCCGATGATTGAAATTCTCCAAAATCGTAACTATGACCAGCTGGTAATTTATGAGTGTTAAATTCTTGATTTGTTAGAGTTCTGACTCTATTACCTTGTGGATCTTTTACATGAACACGCAATTTGCTGTGATCATGAGCAAATAATGTTTCGTCTATGTCCGAATAATGTATAGTGTTAGGTTCTGATTTCGGAGCTTTTTCTTCTTCGAACAAATATTCTTTAAAAGATTTCATTGTAATTCCGTTTTGATTTATACAATATTTATAAAATAGAAAAAGGCGGAGATTGCTCCCCGCCTTCTATGACTTGTTAAACGTGTATCGGGAGAAACCCCAACCTATACCCCGACTGTTCCTTCGCCTTGTTAAAGACACTGTGCCACATGCGCTGCAGGCGCAAAACACGCTCAACCTTGTGCATTATTTATATAATTATTTTTTCTCAAGGATAAAATTAGGGGTCCATCCACCCCATCCACCCCCTAAATTTAGGAATTTCAGGTATTCCCTAGCCTCTGATCTCGTTTTAAACATTCTTACAACCTGGCTTGTTTGTTTTTCAAACACTAGATGTTGGCTTTTAGTAGAAATAATTTTGTAATTCATCACTTGAACTCCGCAAATTTAGAACGATCGAACTTTGATTTTGGCTTTGAACGCTCAAAATCCTCTTCACCAAACTTAGTTTTGTCCATTACTGGCCTATCATCAACGATATCCTCCTGCGCTGATTGTTCTACATCAAAAAGCCGCATTTTACTACGATCAATCCCAACAACAAACCTACGATGAAACCCTGGATCAGAATAGCGATTTTTGAGCTGTTTAACCATAATTTGACCGAGCTGGTCCAATTCTTCGGAGGAGATGAGTGCAAACATAAAATCAGCTGTGGCTGGGAGTCCAAAGGATTCTGATGTATCTTCCAATCCCACGTCGCTGCTCGAATATCCGCTTCTAGTTGTTTGAGTCGCAGAGACGATAGGTACATTGTACTCCACCGCAAGTCCTCGTAATTCTTCTGCGATTGATTTGATATAGGTATAAGAATTGACGTTGGCTCCATGCTTAATCCTCGATGATGCACAAATGTTAAGATAATCAATAAAGATAATATTGGGAACGAAGTTTTTCTTAATTCTCAATTCATTGAGAAGATGACGAAAATTTGCGGAACCAGCAGAAGCAGTTGGATATTCTTTGATGAGAAGTTTTCCAACGGTTTTGGTCCTCAACCTTTCAATTTTTTTCTCATAGATTTCTTTTGAAAGCATGGTAAGCTCATCAACCTGAACGTCAAGAAGATTTGCATCAATACGTTCAGCAATTCTTTCTTCGGCCATTTCAAGTGTAATATAAAGAACATTCAACCCTTTAACTAAAGCAGCTGATGCACAATGACACATAAACAAAGACTTGCCAACTCCAGTTCCTGCCAATGCAATATTGAGTGTTTTATTTGGCAATCCACCTTTTGTGATGAGATTAAAAAGTTCTAGATCAAACGGAACCCTTACCTCTTTCTTATGATAAAATTCGTAACGACTTTCAAAATCTTCAATAAAGTCGTGACCAATATGACTATCAAAAGTAACTCCAAGAGCTTCAGTCAATAACTGAGGAATAGCTCCTTTAGTTGTGCTGCCTTTTTTGTCATCAATAATCTCAATTGATTTCATAATTGCATTATATAATGCTTTATCTTGACACCACTTTTCTGTTTCGTCAATCAACCATTCTAATTGAGAATCGTCTTTCTGTAAATTTTCTAGAATATTTTTACAATTTTCAAATATTGTTTGATTCATCGAAGCATTAGACAAATCAATGGCCAACGCTTCAATCGAAGGAAGATTGTTATATTTTTTAATATAAGAATCAATTAATTCAAAAGACGTTTTTTCAGCTGTGTCTTTGAAATATTCTGGCTTTAAAAAGGGTATTACTTTGCGTGTAAAGGCTTCATTAAAAACTAAATTGTTAATAATTAATCTTTCGATGCTCATACATGATCCTTCAGTGTTTCTGGGTTTCGAAGATAATCCTCAACTATATTTTCAACTTCGTGCAATTTTTTTCCGGTTATAAGGAAAGAGCAAGTATACTCCTTTATTTTATAAATTTCAAGCGAAAAACCTCCAATATCTGCAGCGCAGACATAAACGGCTGTTTGACCATCTTCGCTATAAAATTCACTGAGTTTCATCTTCCGATTCCATTATTGAACCAGTAGCCATCTTATATTTGTTTTCTATGAATTTTGCAAAGTCAGTTGTCTGGAACATTTTGAGCCAAAATTCTTTATTGTCTTCAATATCTGATGCTCTCATATTTGGTGCAAGCAATTCACCTGTAGACCTATCAACAAGACAATACCAACCAACTTTTGGTTTTGCTACATAGTTACCTTCAACAGCAAGCTCAAGCAAACCAGACCAACGATTAATACCGCCGTTGAAAGATACCGAGACAGGGATTTTTGCTTTTTCTTTAACATATCTTGATTTTTCTACATTGATAATGAAATTATATCCCATGATTTCTGTTCCGTCTTTATCTTGTTGACGCCCCAGAATGAAAATATTATCTGCTGAATAATATGATCCTGTGCCACCACCAACAATATCCTTGGGAAACATACCAATTTCTTTGTATGTATGATTTACTACAACCATAGGAATATCTTTAAGCGTAAGATGTGGAGTAATCATACGAAACAAAGATTTCAATTGTTTGGCTCTTGACATATCCGCAACTGATTTTTCATTCAGCGCATCTTCAACTTCTTTCTTCGAAGCCAGATTACCAATTGAATCAATAACGATCATAACCTTTTCGCCACGTTCAATGTTTTTAAGTTGGTTCATCATATCAAATTTAAGTTCCTCAACATCTGTAATTGGAGTATGAATCACAGAATCAAAAGGAATATTGAATGTTTTAAAATAATCTTGAGGTGTGCCAAATTCCGAATCATAAAATAAAACAATACCATCAGGATATTTTTTTAGATATGCAGACGCCATTAGGAGGCTGAAACCAGTCTTAAAATGTTTTGATGGACCTGCAAACATTGTAAGCCCTGGTGTAATTCCACCATCAACAGAACCAGAAAGAGCAACATTGATCATCGGAACGGTTGTGGGAATCATGTCCTTTTTAGAATAAATCTTACTATCAGCAAGAGTTGATGTAAGATCAATCGTTGAATTTTTAATTAGTTTGTCGCGTAAACTCATTAGTTAATCCTTTCATATTTAACCATTATCATAATATAGTTCAAACCATTAGTCAAATTTTGTTTTTGTTGCCCTCAATATATTCATCCATCTTTTTGATGAATTGTTTTATTTTCTTTTCTCTGTTGGGCCATTTGATATATTCTTGTTCTGGATTCTTCATAAGATTATTTAACAGCGGCATAATCATTTTTCTTAATCCCAGAAGTTTTTCATAATTATCAATTTCTCCCGCTTTTATTTCAACCTCGTCCATGGTAGTAAAACCAAAATCGTCTTCATCATCCATTAAAGAAATCCTCCAATGTTGAAGTTTTCTCAACCTGCCAATCAATTACTTCTGTTATTGATTTAAGAGGTTCAAGAAAAGCTTTTGTGAATTGTAATTCTCTGTCAATATACTTATCAAGGTTAAATTCTTCTGGTAAATAATCAGCAACAGCAATAACAGTATCCTGAATTGGATTAGGAATTTTTAAATAGGCAAATTTAATTTTGTCGCCGTCCTGAATTGGTGGTATGTTTTTGATACCATATTTGTTTAACATATGATTGAAGAGTAATGCTCCTTTAACTTGTATTGGAGTTCCTTTTTCATAAATGTTTTGTTTGTCGCGATATTTTGCAAGTCCTTTTATTCCTCGAGGAAATGCTACATCTTCAAATGGCAGGGTTAAAAACTCTGTTTTGGTTTCAGAAATATATTTCTGCAGTTCTTCTTCAGTACCATTCATAATGATATTCAACGCTTCTTTAATAGCCTTTCGGCATGCATATGGAGTTGAAGAACGAACAGCCTCAATACCCTGCATTTTTAATTTGGGTTCGTTATATTGCACCCCTTCAATATTCCATGCATTCAGGATATACATTTTTTTCGCTTTCCAAATGCCTTTGTTGGCAATTGTTTCGCGTTTCATCTGCATTTTTTGCTGATATGCATTCATATATTCTGCTAACTTGGCATAGCAAGAATTTATGTATGGTTGTATTTTACTTTCAACAAATTTATCAATTATAGAAACAATTTCTTTTTCATGTAAATTTGAACCAATAGAGGCAACAAGAGGTTCAAATGTGACATAGATTGAATCTGTATCTGAGGCAATAACATAATCAACATCATCAGTTTTCATAACTTTGTTCATGAACAAATTCATATCGCGTTCAATCCAACGAATTGAGAGCTGACCAGAAGTTGTAATTGCCTCTGCGTGATTAAAATTGAACCAACGGAAATATTCGTTTCCCAAAGCACCATAGGCAGAATTTAACTGAATTTTTTTACTTAATTGAAAATTGTGATGTCTAGAAGCTTCTTTTATTTTAACTTCCCGCAATTTCAATAATTCTTGTGTGCTCATATTTTGAATTTCTATTTCTTGCATGTCTAATCTTTGCTGCCTCGCTCATTCTCTTTCTTGATTCAATTGATCTTTTTTTACCTCTGTTACTTTCAGCAACTGAAGCAATATGACTTTCATTTTTTCTTTTACCAGATAAAGCTTTTTTAATTTTTTCTCTGTGTTCTTGAGAAAGAATTTTACCTGTTTGCGCTTTTCTATTATTTTCAATATGTTCCTTAGAATGTTTGACGCCTTTTTTGGATATTGAAATTTTTTTCCTGGTTTCTTCACTCATTAATTTACCAGTGTTTGCTAATCTAGAAGCTTCTCTAGCAACTTCCTCGCATTTTATTCTTTTTAATAGACCATTCCAGGCCAAATAATCTTGCCATTTACCATAGGTTTCCCAAAGAACTCTATGAGCTTCTGCATGTTCTTCAATTGTTAATTCTACAATATTTTCTTTATCAGCAGAACCACCCATATGTTTTGGAACAATGTGATGTTTGTGTTTCATTTTAAATAACTCCTTGTTTGCTATCTAGAAGTTATTTATTCCTCTTTTTCTCAATTCGTTTTCTATTTTTTCTATATCTTTCTTAGATTCAATCATCATTTTCTTATATACATTTCTATCCTCATACATCTTTTCCATCAGGCTTGGAAGAAACCCCTGACGTTGTTTGAAATATCTACAGCCATTTGCAGCCGCTGCTGTTTTTTCATCATGATTGACGAATCGACCTTTAAGAAGATCGTCAATTGATGGGAAGTTTTGTTCGCGGCGGCTGAACATTTCTGGAGAAATATTATATTGCATAATCAGATGTGGATATAGACTGTTGAGGTCAAAAGAAACAACCCATTTACTCAAACCAATCTTTGGTTCCTTGACATATCCACCAACGAGAGATTGATCCATTGATTGTTTTTTCATTTGTGGAATGACAAAACTGTTATCAAGAAGATAATTGTGGATAATAATATCCCATGGCCTGACAGTAGTCATAGTATCGTTGTAATTGACTTTGGCGTCATAAGCCAGAGCTAATACAAGTTCTATAAATTTGAGTTTATCTTCTAAACGATCAACAAGAGTACAATCATGAATATTATATTCTACGAATTTTTGATAATTGTTTTTATATAGTTCTAATAGATTACCATATTCAGAATAATCAATTTTCTTTTCACCAAGCTCTTCTTGTGCAATAAAGTCCAGTTTGTAAGATTCTTGATTGCCAAATGTAAATTTACGATACAAATGATAATAATCTAGAATAGAAATACCAGCTGGTGTATAACTTTGATTCTCTTTACCCTTAAATTCTACTGTTTTTTCATCAAGAATACCCCATGGAGAAAGCTTTTTTGCTTCTCGTTCTCCAAGAATATTTTTGATTCGATTAACAATATAAGGAATGTCAAAAAACTCAATGTTCCAGCCAGTGACAATATCTAAGTCAAGAGACTGCCATCGATCAATAAATTTTGTTAGAAGTTCGTATTCGTCTTTACAATGAAAGTAATATACGTTTTCGTCTTTGGTTGAAAATTCTCCACAACCATACACGTAATATTTGTTTCGACATTTAATTGTAATGGCAGTGATTTCCTTATCAGCCTTTGCGATGTCAGGAAATCCTTCGTCAGCCGCACATTCAATATCAATTGTTGCAATACGTACGATACTTGGATCGTAGTTTAATTCGCCTTTAAAATTATCATAAATGTATGTGTATAGGAAATTTGTTAGACCATAAATTTCCATATTGGCGACACCATCATATTTCTTTACGAAATTACGAGCATCAGAAATGCTATCAAAATCAATTTTTGAAACTTGTTTACCGTCTAACGTAAAATACTTGTATTTACTTTGCTTGGGGCTTTGAATAAAAAGATATGGTTTATACAGAACAATATCTTTTACGCGAGATCCTTTTGAATAACCCCTGACGTAAACTTTATCTCCTCTAGAAAAAATATTTGTATAGAAATCTATCATGTCAACTCCAAGAAAAATCAAAGAATATTATAAACTAGAGGAGATAAAAAATCAACTAAGATTTATGCATAATCCTATAATATAATTCAGAACGATTAAGACCCATATCTCTTAGTTCTAGATCAGAAAGACGTTCAAGGTCTGTTAGTTCTCTACGTCTTTGCATTGCTTCTTTAATTGCAGAAAATACTTTTATCATTTTTACCTCTTTATTTTAATAAGAAAGGGAGCCTTTCGGCTCCCAATTTTTGTTACTCTGTTAAGAGCTTACTATTACTTTTTTTGTCTGTATCTTTGATATCAACCTTACGAACTTTTTTCTCTTCAGGAATCATATTTTCAAGCCAGACCTTCAACATACCATTAATTAACTCAGCGTCTTTAATTTCAACTGTATCAGCGAGAGTAAATTTGCGAGTGAAAGCTCTATCTGCAATACCTTTGAAAATATAATTAGCTGGATTTGATTCGTCAACAGACACTCCACCTTTGATTGTCAAAACTTTATCTTGAATCTCAATATCAAGATTTTGTTTGCCAAAGCCAGCAACTGCCATTTCGATGACATATTTGTTTTCGTCTACTTTGACAATGTTGTAAGGGGGATAATTTGCTGCAACAGTATTTGCAAACATTTGTTGAGCTTTGTTAAAATTTTCTAATATTTTATCAGCGCCAACAATATGTTTCATGAAGTTGTCTGTTGTGAACTTGTAAAAATCTGTCATTTTTTTCTCCTTTAAAAGCGAGTTTTATTGTGTGAACCCATTAGGCATTCACGATTTTATTTATTTCGCGTTGGCGAAATAAAAAGTAATAGCTGATATTAATGTAGTTGGTAGTTTACCAGCTCTTTTGCAGTAACTGTCATACTAACATTGTCTTCGTTTAAGACATAAAGAGGTGTTAGTCCAGCTTTTCTGTATTCTTGACCTTGCTCCAACAATCTGCCAAAACTGTTGTCTTCTTCGCCGATAACAACACACGCTTCGTTTGCATCAACAATGATTTTTTCTGGAACAATTTTTAAATTGATAATTTGTCTCATGTCATATTCCATAAGGGTTATCCTATATTTATCAATTCCACAAACTGTTGTAGTATTTGGCAAAGAGTCGGCGACCATTTTCCATTCTCAGGGCATGTTTCTTCATATTCTCATGGTCGACCTCGAAGGTATCATTTGGACCGCGAACGATCCTGGAGTTAGTGGACCCCTCGATCTTTTCAATTTGAATGTCTGCCTCGCCGCTGTAAAACTGGTGTTCCCAATCTTCCAGGGCATGCTGCTCAAACGTCCAGATCATCTCGTCCAACGCCCAATCCCAACGTTTGAACCAATTCTCATCGGTTTCGCCGTTGTCTATTTGCTCCTCGCTTAGAGCGGCAGCAGCCGTCGTACGAAGCTCTTCCGGAACGTCTTCATCATCGACGTTGGGCGAGCCGTGCTTAGTGTCTTTCAGCAGCTTCAACATTGGAACAATTATCATAGCCATTGTTTGACTAGCATCCCAAATGTCATAGCCATGGACTTTAATTTTTATGCTACGTTTACGTTTGTTATAAACCCAGTGGCAAAATTTTGCCAATCCTGGAATTTTATTAAATTTGTTTCCCAGTTCGTGCATCTGATCGTGATCGGCGCCGTTCCAACGATCTTTCCAGAACATCATTTTCTCGGCGATCTGGTATGGACCTATCCATTCTTTACGCGGTCCGATGTAAATTTTCATATTTGAACACCCTATTGAAATAATAAAATTTTGCTAGATCAGAAGAATAATACCAAAACCTTTGTTTAGAAACAGAATCTAATTCATCAAACCATTTCCAAAAAGTGTTTTGAAATTCGTCTGTTTTGATCGCTTCTTCATATTCCATAGTATTATCCTATAAATAGATCGAAAAGTCAATCTCTTTTTTATTTGCGAGGGAAAAATGTTTGGATTGGGTAAAATACAACTATATCTAATTATTGCTGTGATAGTCATATCTTCTTTGACTGGCATATATTTATCTTGGAAGTCTAAAATAGAGACACAGGCTCTCATGGAATTTAATGCCAAACAAATGGATCAGCTAATAGAAGATCAAAAGAAATTTAATGAGCAATTATCTCAAATAAATCAAAATCAACAGCAAATAATTGACGATATGAAAAGAAAAAATGACGAGCTTGATCGTAGATTGGGCGATCTAAATGGATATCTTTCTTCTGAACAAGCAAAACGCGAAAGCAGACCATCATCAGAAGTTTTGAAAAGAACATTTAGACAACTATCGGGGAAATAATATGAAAAATGTTTTACTTTCAATATTTGTATTTTCAACGCTATTTTTCGTGGCTGGATGTGCTTCTACAAAAAAAGAAGTAGTTGTCTCAACAAAGAACGTTGTAATTACTCCAGACGCTGGATTGTATAATTGTCCCATGATTCAAGAATTTCCTGATTGGAAAACTCTGGATGATAGACAAGTAGCAGAAACGATTGTTAAGATGTATAAAAACAATGTTGCATGTTTTAATTCAAACGAAGCTATTCGTAAATTTCTAGAGGATGCAAAAAAGAAAGTCGCTGAGTGACCAACTCAGCGACCAACTTTCTGACCAACATGTTGACCAACTAAATGACCAACTGAACGACCTAGACTGGTTCCTTACCTACCACGATAAACCTTGTACCAACATAATAACCAACAAGCCATATATTACTCTGAATATCATAACGGCGAATAGTCTTCATTGCTCTACCTCCACTAGTGGTTTACCAACAAGAGAAACAGTGTTTGCTACAGAACGAGCAAAATCCAAAGCATCTTTCAAAGTATAAAAAGAATCGGTCTTTTTTGTTAAGTATCCGTCTTTACTACTTCGAAACTCATAGGTCACAGTAAATTTAGATGTCATCTAAACCTCCTTACGTTGAGAACGCTTATAGTATATAGGTTTTGAGGGAAATGTCAAGACATATTTTTAGTCAAATTTTCTAATAACCTTTCTTGTTCTTACGGGTATAAGAACCTTTACCCTTTTTGGGTTTAACAATTCGTTGAGCGAACAACTTGTTCGCCAGAGCTTTAGCGAAGATGTTTTTTGGCTTAACCAACATCTTTTATCTCCTGATTAATCAGATTTGAACAGTGGAATTATACTTATACCGTGGAAAAAGTCAAACACTTTTTTTGAAGATATCTGTTGCTTTTTGATTCAACTTAGGGTATACTACCTCTCTAATCAGTTGGGAGCTGTCCTATGGCCTACGCGCCTATCTCGACCCACTTCGATCACGATGGCACGATCCTCGGGTCTTTCACCGAGAAGGATCACGGTCACGCGTTTGAGTTTAGCAAGAACCCCGAGATGACCCTTTCTCCGCTCGCCCACGGCGGTCGGAACGTGGAGTTCCCCCACCTGGTCTGGGTGACCACTCCGGTCTCTGGGCGCGACTGTGGCTACCGCCGTGCCTTGGTAGGAGCGACCGTGGCCCACGTCATCGTCGACGAGCGAGCTGACGGATCCTGGGTCGTCGAGAAGTGGAGCATCAAAAATCGCCGCTTGTATCAAAAATAATCCTTGATTTTTGGGCCAAGGTGGGGTAGAATACTACTTGTCTGAAATGAGGAGATGAGTTTATGTGTCCCAAGGGTGTTTACGATCGTTCTAAGACCGCTGGCCAGCGTCGCCTGGAGCGGTTTGCTGCTATGACCGGCGCCACCTTCGAGGCTCCGGTCGAGACACACGAGACCGACGCGGAGATCGAGGCTCGTATCGCCGAGCGGTTTGATATCATGAACGTTCTGACCGAAGCCTGCATCGTTGGTGACGCCAATGCCACAATTATCTCCGGTCCTGCCGGTCTTGGTAAGTCTTTCGACGTCGAGAAGCAGTTGGCCGCTTACGACCCCGACGGCCAGCTTCACACGATTGTGAAGGGCTACGTGCGCCCGACCGGTCTGGTCAAGCTCCTCTACCAATATCGCCATCCCGGTAATATCATTGTGTTCGACGACGCCGATTCCGCGTTCCAGGACGATGTCGCCCTCAATCTGATCAAGGCGGTTTGCGACACGACTGAGACGCGTCGCGTCAGCTGGCTGTCCGAGGCCAAGCTGGTCGACGAGGAGACCGCCGAGCTCCTTCCCCGCACCTTTGAGTTCCATGGTTCTATCATCTTCATCACCAATATCGATTTTGAGAGCGAGATGGCTCGTGGCTCCAAGCTATCCCCTCATCTTGAGGCCATGATGTCTCGTTCTCATTATATCGACCTGACGCTGAAGACCCGCCGAGATTACCTGGTCCGTATCCGCCAGGTTATTGCTTCCGGTATGCTGGATAAGCTCAACGACAACGAACGCCAGGACGTTGTTGGGTTTATCGAGGCCAATTATAAGATTATGAAGTCTCTCTCGCTTCGCGAGGCTATTAAGCTGGGTAATCTCCGCCGCGCCAATCCCCAGAAGTGGGAGCGGATTGCCAAGATTACAATGTGCCGATAAGAGGTCGCAATGGAACGTATTCAAATTCGCAATGAGATGTTCCAGGTTCGTGAAAGGTATTTCTTTCACGTTCCTGAATTTGAGGAATTTGAAGGAGATATCGTTCCAAATCCTTCATGGGTTGCAAATGATTGTATAACTATGACTACCGGGAATTCCATTGTTCCCTTTCGCATCATACGCAAAGATTTGATTGTTGGGAATGTTGAAACAAAAAAGAACTTGACTTCTGACCGTGAAACAGTTATAATTACTTCTAGTAATGGGAAAGGTTCCTATACTGTCGTCAGGGACAAGAACCATTGGACGTGCACTTGTACTGGGTTTGCTTTTCGTCGTAGTTGCAAACATATCACGGAGGCTAAAAATGCATGTAGTGCAGCGTAATTTTCCCGGCAAATATACCAGCATCATCATCCATAATCGTTATCAGATTATGGAGGCTTGGTTAAGCGACCAGTTCTATGTTTTTGATCACAAGTTTGACGATCAAATCCGCACTCGTGGCGGAGAAATTATGTACTTCAATTCCTTCAGCGAAGCAAAAGCATATATTGATCAAAGTAAGAGGAAATAATTTAAATGAGTAAGAATTTAATTGTTCATGATTTCTCTAAAGTATATCGTAATGATATTGACAATATCGCGTGCAACACATGCGATATGATTGAAGAATTTGTCAATAAACATAACAAAGAACTTTCTATTGCGCAGACTAATAAGATCTTCGAAACTGTTGAACAGGTTTTGTTGGTTGTTTTTGATTATCCAGATTTTCGTGATAAATGAGGTATTGATCTTTCTCCGCTTTTAGAGTATAATTGGAATACTAAAAAAAGGAGACTGACATGAACAACGTCAAAGATCAAGTCAGAGTTCAAGTCTATGATCAAGTCTGGTATCAAGTCTGGCATCAAGTCGGGGATCAAGTCGTGAATCAAGTCTGGGATCAAGTCTGGGATCAAGTCTATGATCAAGTCGACGATCAAGTCTTGAATCAAGTCAGGGATCAAGTCTATGATCAAGTCTGGGATCAAGTCTTGAATCAAGTCAGGGATCAAGTCTGGGATCAAGTCTGGGATCAAGTCGACGATCAAGTCTTGAATCAAGTCAGGGATCAAGTCAGGGATCAAGTCAGCAATCAAGTCTGGCGTCAAGTCTTGAATCAAGTCTATAATCAACTAAGAGAAATGACATGAACAGCGTCAAGAATCTTTTTGATGGACTATCACAACACCAATAGATTTATCGTGAGTAATTTTACACATGAAGACCAAGAAAAAGTCTTTGATAAAGTAGACAAGCCATGTTACATAACTATTTGGCGAAATGTTCGAGACGAAACTACATTTGAGTTGGTTGTTCGTGTGGCTGTTCAATCACGTGAGCTTTAGTTGGAGCTAGGGTGATGACGTTTAAGGTAATTGGTCCACGCAGCATAATTTACACACTAAGTAATAAGGTAAGGGCTGACGCTTATGGTCACATCCAGGAATTAACGACGTACGGAATACGTAACTTCATGTTCGAGAGTGAAATACGACCAGTTCCTGTAGACGAGTTGGTGGCGGCTGTAATCCGTGAGTTGAGAGAAAACCCGTAATGAATAAAGTGGTGGATGAGCTCTCTTATAGAGTAAGACGTACGATGCCGCTCTGGCCTTCGTCATGGCCAGTCTAATCTCACCTCGTCTTGAAGTCGAGAAAAAGGTATTGACTTAATTCTCTAAATGTAGTATAACTACAACCGTTGGTAAACCTAAATAAATGAGACTACACTATGAAGACTTTCAACAAGATGGCTGCCCAGGGCGACTTCATCATCATCCGGATCGACGAGATCCCGGACGGCGTTGAGCTGCAGCAGCCCGAGAACGGCAAAATCGTCGTCGCCCACAGCGAGACGGGACACAACCACGTGATGGAAGCCGAGCGCGTCACCGCGTACAAGCCCAAGGACGTCAAGGAGGCCGACCTCTACGAGCTGTTCTTGAGCGTCGACGCTCCGACGACCATCGATCATCTGCGTAGCTTCGACACACACGAGACGCTGATGGTGCCGACAGGCAAGTACAAGATCCGTCGCCAGCGCGAGTACGTGGCCGAGGGCTTCCGCCGCGCTCAGGACTAGTCGATTGATTGTGGAGGGGTTGTGGCAGCAATCCCACCACTACCCTTTCTACCCTTTCTTTTTTATATCATGGAGACTGTGACTATGGCCAAGGCCGCTAAGACTGCTACCAAGAAGATCGAGAAGCTGACCCCGGAACTGGAGGCTCAGATGGAAGTCTATCATGACCGATGGATCGACATCGGTCTGAGCACCGCCAACATCGAGCGTGAACGCGCCACCGATGCCGTCAAGCTCATGTACAAGTGTGGCGGTCTGGAAGCTCCAGACGAGCTCGTGTTCGTCAATGGTCCAATCGAAGCGTTCAAGCTTCTCAAGGATCGTAAGGTCGTCAAGAACGTGGACGACTTCCTGAGTTCCATTGTCTTCGGCTCCAACGAGGCCGGTTGGCTTTCCTTCTACAACTACTTCCAGGAAGTCTGCGACATCCGCGAGTGCGACAAGCTGAACGGTTTGTTCGAGGTCGCCAAGACCTGCGGTTGGGTGTCGGTGTTCGACAAGCTCGCCGTGGTGCAGGAGCGTCCTCTCCACATCAAGATGGACGAGCAGAACCGTCTGCACTCTGAGAATGGTCCTGCCATCCTCTTCCGTGACACGTTCTCGGTCTACGCCTGGCACGGCGTTCGTGTCCCTGCCGAGTGGATCCGCGATAAGAGCCTGGACGCCAAGACGGCTCTGACCTGGGAGAACATGGAGCAGCGTCGTGCTGCCTGTGAAATCCTTGGTTGGAACAACGTTCTCAAGGAACTCAAGGCTAAAGTCATCGACGAGGACGAGGACCCGATGATTGGCACCCTGCTGCGCGTCAACGTGCCCGACATCGGTGAGGAGCAGTTCCTTCGCGTGCTCTGTGGTACCGGTCGTGAGTTTGCCATCCCGGTGCCGCCGACGGTCAAGACGGCATTGCAGGCAAATGCCTGGACTTGGGATATGTCTCCAGTAGAATTTGGTGAAGGTCCTGAAATCAGAACCTAGGTTTTCTCCCTCTTATAAAACCAGACGGACAAATTTTTGATTTTATTTCTATTTGTCCGTCTGTCCACCAATAATATCCCTTATTTTGTTCACTTTTAATTCTTTTTGATTCTTCGGTATGATGTTTTCCATAAAATGAATTTGTAGAACCAGTTTGGCGTTCAGATATAAATTTTCTTATTTCTGGTCGTTTGCTAGCATTATTTCTTTTCATCTTTTCTATAGTTTCTGGCCTATGTTTTCGAATAATATATTGTTCTCCTCCTATGTTAGCATTTAACCAACGATCTGATTTAAGAACTTTTAATCTTCGTAGAACTTTGGTTTCCCAACTCTTGGCCATTTCTTGGGTATCGAATATTTTTCGTATCTGAATAATATCTGGTTCGCCGTATTGCTTACGAAATTCTTTAACTATATAGGATGAAGTAAAATAAGTTGTCCACAAATCTTTTGTAGAACAATTTTTAGCATATCTAGAACCATAATAATGTCTATCGATTCTAGACCATGATATATAATATGTGTAGGGTTTATAAATAATATTTGACAAGCTGTTTCTCCTGAGTTAAGATAAGAAATAGAGTGGATGGGAATTGAGAGTTCCGCGATCCACATAGTATTTAGTAAATCTGTATGCCTGGACCTATGGTATGGACCCGAAGGAGCTGCGTGACCTCGAGGTTCGCACCTAATCAATATGAGGAGGGTTCAGCCCTCCCCTTTTTTGGAGCCATAAGATGAACAACCTCTCTATGCTTATCTACATTGCTAATGTCTGTGAATCTCTGAATTCTGCACTAACCGGTTTCTTTGCTGTCTTTATGATGCTCACCGGTGCGCTAAGTATCATTACGGTATTGGCTTTTATTGAAGATGAACCAGAAGTAGCGGAGCAGACTAAGAAGTGGGCAATCAAGTCTGGTATCGTTCTTGGTATCGTAGCAGCTATCGGGACGTTCGTGCCAAATAAGAACACGGTGATGATGATTGCCGCTTCCGAATACGCCGAGAAGTTTGTCAAGTCAGAACAGGCGCAGCAGGTCATTGATCCCTCCATCAAGCTGCTTCATGCTTGGATCGAAAAGCAGATGATAGACTTGGCTAAGAAGTAAACGGTTAGGGCGCGTGGTGAAATGGCTGGTCCATACTATGAAGAATTGATTGCTGCCTATAAGGACGGTGATGATGGTCCTGATACATATGAATGGGATGAGGGGATTGCTCCATGATTAATGGCGTTGTCGTGCTGATGTTAGAAACACAATTACCGTTTAAGTTGCGCGGCAAGATGTATGATAGCGCTGGTTCTGTGCTTTGTTCGTTTAATGAAACGAGACCTGGCAAGCACAACGAATTGAAATTTCACGTCTCTGATGAGAAATTTCAAGAATTTGTAAGTGTTATTTTAACAGAATACATACTCAATTATTATCTAAAATGAAGGAATTGCTCCTTGAACAGAGTTAGGGGTCAAATCAAGACTCAAATAGAGGAACAAGTTTGGTGGAACAAGTTTGGTTTGAAATATTTGATCAAATACGTAATACAATTTGGCAACAAGTCTCAGATCAAACAAAAAATCAAGTTGGGAACCGAGTTGGGAACCGAGTTGGAATGAGTGTTTATAATAAACTAAGAGAAACGGCATGAAGAACGTCAATGTTCAAATACTTGATCAAGTCTGGGATCAAGTCAGGGATCAAGTCAGAGTTCAAGTCGAAGATCAAGTCTGGGATCAAGTCTGGGATCAAGTCAGGATTCAAGTCTGGGATCAAGTCGGGCGTCAAGTCAGAGTTCAAG